TTTTATGGGCTGAATATGAGCTTCACACAAGACATACAGCAACTGGAGCCAGGTCAGCTTATCCAGCTTCTGGAAGTGGATGGCACCGCATTTGGCCTCGATACAATCCTGCGCTTTCACTCCTATAACATCCCTTCAGAAGGGTGGGCGGCATACGCTGCTGAAAACCTGCCGGCGATTATCTGGCAAGGAAATAAGTACGAGCCTTATCCGTATCAGCTGAAGGGTCTCGAGCTTTCCAGCACCGGATCTCAACCGACGCCAACACTTTCTGTCGGCAACGTAGGAAACTACGTCACCGCGCTCTGCCTGCAGTATGACGACCTCGTTAAGGCGAAAGTAAAGGTCCATACCACGCTCGCTAAATATCTGGACGCGGCGAACTGGGTGGCAGGGAATGCCAGTGCGCAACCTACTGAAGAGCGCGTGCAGCTCTTTTATGTGAATGCAAAGACCACGGAAACCCGTTCTCAGGTTGATTTCGAGCTGTGCTCCCCGTTTGACGTGCAGAGCCTGCAGCTGCCCACCAGGCAAATCACTCCCGTTTGTACATGGTGCATGCGTGGCTGGTATCGGACCGGGACAGGCTGCGACTACAACGGAAATCGCTATTTCCTCAAAGACGGAACGCCTACGGACAACCCTGCGCTGGATGTATGCGGCGGACGACTGAGCGACTGCAAGCTGCGGTTCGGCGAAGACCAGCCTCTGTCATTTGGTGGGTTCCCGGCCGCTAACCTGCAGGGCAAATAATCATGCGTAAAAAGATAATGAATGCAATTCAGTCGCATGTTGAAGCTGAGTATCCGAAAGAGGCGTGCGGGGTGGTAGTGCAGATTGGGAGGGCGCAAGAGTACATTTCTTGCCGAAACATCTCCGCTACTCCGACTGACAGCTTCACGCTATCTCCGGAGGATTTTGCCGCGGCAGAGAAGCAGGGCGACATTTTGATGATTATCCATTCGCACCCCGATGTGGTTCAGCTGGTTCCTTCTGAGATGGACCGCATCCAGTGCGACCACTCGGGCGTGGAGTGGGGGATCATGTCGTGGCCGGATGGTGATTTCTGCACCATCTCCCCTCGAGGCGATCGCGATTATGCAGGTCGGCAGTGGGTGCTGGGGCATGCCGACTGCTGGACGCTCATCATGGACTATTACCGGCAGGAGCACGGCATAGAGCTGAATAACTGGTCTGTCGATTACGAGTGGTGGAAAGACGGCAAAGAGAACCGCTACGACGATAACTGGAAGGAAGAAGGCTTTATCGAAGTACCGGCAGCAGAGATGCGCGATGGGGACATGATCATGATGCAGCTTCAGGCTCCTGTTACCAATCACGCTGCGATATATCTCGGCGACAACATCATGCTGCATCACGGATTCGGCAGCCTCTCCGCTCGAGTGCCGTACGGTAAGTATTATCGCGACAGAACGGTGCGCGTTGTACGAAGAAAGGAGCTTATCGATGCTTAAAACAATGACACTCAGCGGCGCTCTGGCAAAAAAGTTTGGCAAGACGCATCAGTATCATGTTGCTGACCTGAGAGAGATGCTGCGCGCAATGTGCGCTACTGTGCCGGGGTTCAAAAAATACGTTTCTAACGCTCACCTGAGCGGGTTGCGATTCGCTTTCTTCAGCGGCAAAGACAATATTGGCGTGCAGGAATTCGATATGTCGCGCGGCGCAGAAGAATACCGTATGACGCCAGTTATCGAGGGCCGCAAGAGCGGTGGCATCCTGCAGGTTGTTATAGGCGCAGTGGCTCTCGTTGCAGCGTATTTTACCGCGGGCGCAGCGCTCACTGCTTTCGGCCTGAGTGCTGCGGCGGCATCGGGCGTAACCACAGCGTTAACCGGACTGGGCTTATCGATGGCGCTGGGCGGGGTAGTCAGCCTGTTAACGCCTCAGCCTAAATACAGTGTCGGCGCCTCCTCCAGTGCAGACAACAAACCAAACTATGCCTTTGGCGCTCCGGTAAATACCGTTGCAATGGGTTATCCCGTTCCGGTCTTGTACGGCGGCAGGGAGATAGGCGGGGCCATCATAAGCGCCGGCATCTTCTCCAGTGACCAGCAATAACCAACAGCTTACAGCCACCTCAAGGTGGCTTTTTTTATGGGTGGAATATGCGACTTCTTGAAGGGGCGACCGTTATTCACGGACAAAAAGGCGGCGGCGGAAGCGCTCATACACCGGTAGAGCAGCCAGATGACCTGTTGTCCGTAGCGAAGCTGAAGATGCTTCTGGCTATCGCAGAGGGAGAAATTCAGGGAGATCTGACTGCTCAGCAAATCTTTCTTAATGACACGGCGCTGGCTAACGATGACGGCACATACAATTTCACCGGAGTGAAATGGGAATACCGCTCTGGCACGCAGGATCAGACCTACATTCAGGGGTTGCCGGAAATCGACAACGAAACCTCAGCCGGCATCAAAGTAACCACTTCATCGCCATGGGTCCGCCAGTTCACTGACTTGACGCTGGATGCTGTGCGCATCAAGCTGAGCCTGCCCGCGCAGTATGCCTATAAAGATAACGGCGACATGATTGGCACGGTTACGCAGTACGCTATCGACCTGTCAACGGATGGCGGCGCATGGCAAACGGTAGTGAATGGCAAGTTTGACGGGAAAACCACGTCAGAGTATCAGCGCGATCACCGCTTGGACCTTCCACCTGCAACCTCGGGCTGGTCGGTGCGGGTGCGTAGAATTACCGCAGACTCAAGCTCAACAAAGCTCGTTAACGCATTCAGCGTGTTTTCGTATGCTGAAGTAATCGACAGCAAGCTGCGTTATCCCAACACAGCACTTCTTTATATAGAGCTCGACTCAAGCCAGTTTAACGGCAGCGTACCGAAAACGACCTGCAAGCCAAAGGGTAAGGTCGTCAAAGTCCCTACCACTTACGATCCGGCCTCTCGAACCTATAGCGGCACATGGGCGGGCGATTTCAAGCTGGCTTACACGAATAACCCTGCATGGGTCTTCTATGACCTGGTGCTGGATGAAATCTACGGCATGGGAACGCGCGTAGATGCTTCCATGATTGATAAATGGGAGCTTTATGCGATTGCGCAGTATTGCGATCAGATGGTCAGCAATGGTGCAGGCGGCCTAGAGCCTCGCTTTACCTGCAACGTCTATATACAGAATCAGCAGGACGCCTATAACGTTCTGAAGGACATTGCCGCTATCTTCCGCGGGATCACCTTTTGGGGTAACGACCAGATTTATGTGAAGGCCGACGTACCGCAGGATGACGTGGATTTCGTTTATCACGCCTCTAACGTAATCGACGGGCTGTTTACGTACGCGGGCGGCTCATACAAGAACCGCTATACCTCGTGTCAGGTGTCATGGTCTGACCCACAGAACCATTATTCAGACACCATCGAGGGCGTTTACGACACAGACCTTGTGCAACGTTACGGCGTAAATGAAACGCAACTTACTGCTATCGGCTGCACCACACAAAGCGAGGCTCACCGCCGCGGACGCTGGGCTATTCTGTCCAATTCAAAAGACGGCACTATTTCATTCAGTGTCGGACTTGATGGTTATATCCCGCTGCCTGCAGAAGTTATCGGCGTGGCAGACCCGTTCCGCGCAGGCAAGCAGAATGGCGGCCGCCTTAGCGCCGTTAACGGCCTGAGCTTTACGCTTGACCGCGCTGCTGATTATGCTGCTGGCGACAGGCTGGTGCTTAACTTGCCAGACGGTACAGCACAGACTCGCACCATCTCAAGCGTCAGCGCAGACAAGAAAACGGTCAGGGTGAGTACCTCATACTCGCGGACCCCGGTTGCAGGCGCAGTGTGGGCTATCGACAGTGATAATCTGGCTATCCAGTACTTTCGCGTCACCTCCATCGCTTCAAATGACGACGGTACGTTCACGATATCTGGCGTGCAGCACGATCCGAATAAGTACCGTTACATTGATGACGGCGTGAATATTGACCCGGCACCGATTACCGTCACACCCCCCGGAGTGATGCAGGCACCAGCGAATATCGTCATCAGCGAGGTGGATTATATTGCGCAGGGGCTTACAGTCGCCTCAATGCAGGTAACATGGGACAAAGTGCCGAATGCCATCAGATATACGGCCCAATGGCGCAAGGATAACGGTGACTGGGTTAACGTAGGTCAGGTCAGTTCGCAGGGCTTCACAATTCAGGGGATTTACTCGGGGGTTTATGATGTGCGCGTACGCGCAGTCAATGCGGTAGACGTGTCTTCTCCGTGGGGATATGCAGAATCAACATCATTAAACGGGAAAGTTGGAAAGCCCGGCACACCCGTTAATTTGATGGCTACGGATAACGTGGTATGGAATATCGATATCACCTGGGGATTTCCAGAAGGATCGGGAGATACCGCCTATACAGAAATTCAGGTGGCAACAACGGCAGACGGGCAGAACCCGCAGTTCCTCGCATACGTTCCTTACCCCGGCGTCAGCTATCAGCACGGTCCTATGCCCGCTGGCGTTCGCCGCTGGTATCGCGCGCGTCTGGTGGACAAGATCGGCAACACAGGTGACTGGACGGCTTTTGCCGCCGGCATGTCAAACGTTAATGCGGATGACCTGATCGGCAGTGTGGTAGAAGAGTTCCTGACGTCTCCCGATGGTAAAGCGCTTCTTGACCCGCTAATCACTGACCCGCAGGCGCTGCTGCAGAACATGCTGGCTGATTACGATTCAGTAAATCAGCAGTGGGCAAACTATGGCGATAATCGAGCTGGCATTCTTCAGGCTCAGAAAGTGGCCGCGGATGCTGAAAGCGCTGTTGCTCAGCTTGAGACGGACGTTGTAGCCCAGTTTGCTCAACAGCAGGCAGCTATTCAGCAGAAGTTTACTGCCTATGCAGATGCAGATAACCCTTCAGCAATTTACACGCTTAAAACAGGCATTCGCTATAACGGCGTCAATTACGATGCGGGATTGTCAGTGGCCGCGACTGTCAATGGCAGCGGCGGCGTAGATACTCGTGTTGCGGTCAATGCCAACCAATTCGTCGTAATGAGTGGTGTCGGCAACAGCCTCTATTCGCCTTTTGTCATTAAAGATGGCCAGGTACTTATCAGCCAGGGATTTATTGGCCAAGGCTGGATCAATAACGCCATGATCGGCGATTACATTCAGTCGAATAATTTCGTGGCTGGCTCGGTAGGCTGGCGGCTTGATAAGTCGGGGACGTTCGAGCGAAACGCGGCGAATGGTTCAGGCAGAGTTATTGACACAGGGGTTCTCAAACTGACCTACGACGCTAATGGAACTTTACGAATCAGAGAAGGGCTCTGGTAAGGAGAAAAAATGCCATGTGGTCTGCAGTGCTGGGATGCCACAGGGAAATTAGTCGTCGATATCGGCGACTACAACACCAGATATTTGGGGCGGACGTCGGTAACGATACCTGCAAACGTTAATATGGTTTCTGGCTCTTTTGGCGGACTCACGGCGGCAGGCTCATTTGCCGTTGTTGTATCAGTATCCAGTAATTTTAACAACAATAACTTTGCAACCAGAACATATGATGGCGGCTATCGCGTTTGGAGATTATTCCAGAGCACCACCGCTGTAACATTAACTTTAGATTTATACGCATTCATATGAGCGGTTATCAAATTTTCAATTCTTCAGGCGCATTGGTTATAGATTCAAACTATAAGGGAAGCTATTACCGCGATAATGTGCAATACGGAGGGATTACCGATGTTGGCTATTACAATATTACTTGTCAGCTAGGGAACTCTACGGATATGGGCTTTGTCAGCGGAGGAGTGCCCGATGACGATAACCTGCGATGGTTCAAACCTAATAACAATGCAAAATTTTTCGCATCTAACCCAGCCTGGGTGACAGCAAATGCTGGAAGGATGGCAAGAACACATAGCGGCATGCCGGTTGAAAGCGGTTATAAGGATGTTTTCAATGCATCTGGCGAGCTTATTTGGTCAGCCGTTATGGCTGCAAAAATTCCACGAATTGTTGGTTTCTTTGATATCCCACCGAATTACGATCTCGATAACGCGGTCTACTCTCAGGGGATTGGAAATAACACCTGGGTTCTTATGAGTTCTTGCCCAAGCGGGAATATTTCTGACGACGGAACTAGCACAGGCTATTCAGGATTGTTTTTTAGATTTTCAAATGGGACACTGCAATGTCAATGGGTAAATAAACTCCAGCAAAGTTGGGCTAACAGCTTAAAGCCGTATGGTTTGCGCATACCTTATGCCATTATCCCTAATTTAAGCTGACGATGATCGTGACGATCAAATAATTGAATTGCACTTTTAAAGATAAGGGTATTCTATGCGCTTATAACTTGTGAGGTGCTCATGTATAAATTTCTGTATCCTGTCGTGTTTATGCTGGCTACCGTTACTGCGAAAGCCAATGTTATCAAATACCCCGTTCGCGCTGAAAACCTTCGTATCGGTGGCGAAGTTAATGTGCTTTACGATGTTAACAAAATCGGGAGAGTTGAGAACATCCGCCTCATCAGTGCGGAGCCGCCTGATGTTTTCGATCGAAGCGTACGCAAGCAAATTTCGTACTGGAAGTTTTCACCTGGCAATGCCAGAAAAGATGAGCAGCTAAGAATCCTTTTCAAAGCTAATTAAGCCAAAATAAATCAACTAACCCGGCCATTCAGCCGGGTTTTTTATTGTCCGGAGAAAAGCATGTCAGCAGGCACTATTGCTCTAAACAACAACTCAGCTACGGTCAGTGGCACTGGAACAAGTTTTACGACAGAGCTGAAGGTCGGTGATTTCATCGGCGTTATTGCTGGTGGAACCCCTTACACGTTGATTGTCGCGGCGATTGCATCTAACACCCAGCTAACTATTGGCGCAGCTTTTACTGGCCCGACAGCTAGCGGGCTTGCATGGTATGCCGTTCCCGCTAGCTTGATGTATGCGGTGACTCAGCAAACCATGAATGATATGGGCAAAATTCTTCGCGGCATGATTTTCGACAAAGCCAACTGGCAGCAGGTTTTCAGCGGAACCGGTAACGCAACTGTAACCTTGCCAGACGGAACCAGCTGGACAGGGCCGGCATGGAATAGCATCACCACTACATTATCAGGTAAAGCGGCAAAAGGTGCTAACAGCGATATAACGGCTCTGTCAGGACTTACTACTGCACTCAGTATTGGACAGGGAGGAACAGGAGCAAAAAACGCTGCGGATGCGTTAACTAATCTGGGGCTTGGCTCAACATCTTCCCCGACATTTGGGGCTATCGAGCTGTCCTCAGATAAGCCTTATATTGATTTTCATGTTGGTTCATCCTCAGCAGACTACGATACAAGACTCATCAACCAGGTATCAGGGTACCTGGACGTAGTGGCAGCAAGCGGGAATGCGGGTTTAAGAGTGTACGGTGGATATCGATGCAGGAACGGCACTGCAGGTTCTTTCGGTAGCAACTCTTTTAACTATTACTGGAATACTAGCTCACAGATGGAGGTATGGGTAGACGCATCCAGAGTAGGCGCTATAACACTGTCGTCAGTATCCGATAAAGGGCTTAAGAAGGATATACGCTACAGAGAAGACACCGATCAGGCGCTTGCGGAGGTTTTGCAATGGCGGCCAGCTGATTTTAAGATGAAGGAGCGCGGCATTATGCCTGAAAGCCCGGATCAGCTTGGTTTCATCGCAAATGATATGTTTGAGGTTTCTCCAGAGTGTGTCAGCGGAAAAGGATTGCCAGAAGATTATGATATTGAGGCTGATCCTAATAACCCGGACGCATACTCACTAAATCAGGTGCCTATGATTGCCAAACTTACACAAGCAATTCAGGCCCAGCAAAAAATTATCAACGAACAGTCAGAGATCATCAAGGCTATGGGCGTCAGACTTAAAGACCTTGATGGTCTTGATGGCTAAAAAAGCCCCGGCGACGGGGCAGAGGTATACCGCGCCGATCTAAGCAGGCTACGGGGTGGGGTTCGTTAAGAATAGCCGTAGCGACTAGAAGGCACAAAAACCCGGCGCTTTGGCCGGGTCGCTCATTTTTTTGCTGAAAGCAGTTATAGGTCTGAGATGTCAATGTTATAGATAGCCATCCATGCCTCTGCCGGATATGAGTTTAAAGGAACTGTTTGATAATGAGGGGTCAGTATTTCAACAGGAAGCTTATGGTAGCTGCAGTAGTTTGCTAGGCTTTGCCAACTGTACTTTCCGGGTATTGAACTTTTGACATGCGCAATAGTTGCATGTCTAAAGCCTTCGCCTTTGCTGTGAACATATTTGTTATGTTGCATGACGTGGTTGCCGAAAGATCCACGTACAGATTTGAATTGTTCGTCTTTCTTTTCCAGCATCGCTTGCGCGCGTTCCGTCGCTTCTGCCTGGTCGGCAAGTTGGCGAAGTGCATCGGCATAGGTTTGTGGAACCATGTTATATCCGCCTGTTTTACGGATAGATGGAAGCACCTCGGATGTAACCCACTTCTTGAAGTGTTTGGCCTCGACCTTCTGCGATCCCATTACTGCATTGTACAATCCAGATTCATTGATAAGTGTCTGATTAGTATAGTTTCGTCCATTTTGCAGGGTATGCTTTCTTTTCTCATCATCATCAAGCCTCTCAGTCATATTGCTTGTTTCTGCATATCCAAGGATGTCGGCCACATCCTTAGCGACAAACCATACTTCTGAGTCTTCGTCGGTTATCGTTCTGACGGCATTACCATTGAAATCAAATTCATTTATCGCCATAGCTTTACTCATTTTTTCTCCATTTAGCCTTAAGGCATCTTTCCCTGTAATGAATATCCGCTCAGATCTCAGCCTGATGCGGTTTGATTAAGTATCATACACAATAGGAATAATCTTATCTTCAAAGAAATCTTCCTTTTCGCCATGCGCTTTGCAAATCTCCAAAACAATTCTCCTTGAACAAATTTACCGATTGATATTGCTGTTTATGTATACAGTAATTTTACAGGGTAGTTTTATGCAAAGTGAACATGAGACAGCCAACGCATTCCGCATTGAGACGCCTGAAGGTTTTGTCATCGTCGACAGCGGCGTAAAGATGAAGCCTGGCGATGAGGTGGCGTTTCAGTACGATGGCTATCCGATGGTGGGTAAGCTGTTCGCTTCCGGACTGATAACGCAAGACGGCGAAACTATCGATGGGGAAGGGCTAGAGGGCATCATCGTGCTGGGTAAAGTTACTGCCACGATTGTCGATGATAATGATGAGTACCGGCCGACGATCTGAGCGCAGCAACTTCCGCTCTCATTTTGGGCTTCACGTTGACAAGCTGGTAACGCTGTCTGAAGATTCATCCTTAATGGCAGGCATTTTTTTATTTAGTACATCCGGTAGTACATAATTTTAATCGTGCACACGTGAAATTTTCTTAAGTTATTGATAGGTAAGAAAAATAGACATCAAGCAATTAATTTACCTCTGCAACCTTGAGCGCGAACGCCATTTCGGCCGCGCGGCCGAAGCCAGCTTCGTTAGCCAGCCGACGCTCTCCATGCGCCTGAAAAACCTCGAACGCGAACTCGGCCTGTCGCTGATCAACCGCAGCAATAACTTCGTCGGCTTTACGCCGGAGGGGGATCGCGTGCTGGCGTGGGCGCGGGAGATCGTGTCGGTCTATCAGGGACTGAAGCTGGAGGTAGAGTCGCTGAAGCACGGCGTCAACGGCACGCTGCGCATCGGCGTGATGCCGCAGTGCAGCGTGGCGCTGCCGGCGCTGCTGAAAAGGGTGCAGAGCCGCTATCCTCAGCTTAACTACCGTATCGCCGCGCTAAGCGCCGATCAGCTGCTGGAGGCGCTCAACAGTCACACCGTCGACGTCGGCATCGGCTTTTTCGAGCTGGCGACGCTGCGGGAACTGCATTTTCAAACGGCGTTTCTGCCCGAGCGCGGCGTCGAAGCGATATTCGATCCGCTGCAGTTTCCCGATCTGGTGGGCGACGAGCCGCTCTCGCTTGCCACGCTGGCCGCCTTGCCGCTCTGCCTCTCCGAACCGACGCGCTATTTTCGCCGCTATCTCGATATGGCCTTCCGCGAGGCGGGGCTGACGCCGCAGGTGATGGTAGAGAGCGCCGCGATTTTCGAACTGGTGCAGAGCGCGCAGGTAGGGCTGGGGGTGCTGGTGTCGCCTGTCGGTCACCTGCTGCCGTCTATGCTACAGGGGATGGCGCAGCGGCCGATTGCCATTACCCATATGGCGCGCCAGGCGGCGCTGGTGATTGCCGAACCGGGCCGCGCGTCGCCGCTGTCGCAACACTTCTTCGACGAGGCGCGCAGCCACCTTGAAGGCTACGCCGCTTCGCCCATAGCGTAA